CGGTTACAAGGCACAGCCAATTCGAAGTCAGCACCACCCGAAGCAAACACCAATATATCTATGCTCTGGGCCGCAGTCTCTGGAGATCTGAGCTGGTTAACAACCCGAACTTCAAGAACCCCCGACCCCTGACCCAATACAAGATAAGGAACTGGTAGCATATAAGGAATAATAATCTCCACATCCTCATCAGTGGTAATGTCTACAATCTGCCTAATTGCGTATGACCCTGTCACTACGGATGGCAAAGTAGGAGATGCCGCAGATAAAGGTGTGAACGTGATCTGCAATCGGCCTGACTGCATCTCTGTCCTAACCATACTGAGTCTTAGTTTAATAGTGCCTCTCCAATACTTAAATTTGCTCGTTAAGTACCCCATTGGGGGGGCAGTTGTAATCGTCTGGGTATTAGCACCTGTGGTGTGAGTAGTCTCCACCGTCAAATGTGTCGGTGAAATCACCTTGGAGTATAACACTGAATCGTGGACATCTGCGGCGCCAAACTCAAAAGTGTCCACAAATGCGGAAACCCCATATAAAAATGCCGTCGACATCTCGTCGACGTCACCATAAGAATAATTCTCCATTGAAAGTGAATTAGTAGACGTTGCGGCAAGGGGCACTGCTGGTGAAACCCCATCTGAGGTTGCCATATACTTATCATACTGATTCGACATTGGCATAGGGGACGCATCAACGTCTGGTTTGGAATAACCAAACGCAGAAGCCACACCTGATGTAGCAGCTAGCGCCCAAGAAGCTGGGGCTGCTATTGCTGACATCATAGGAATGGAGGATATGGCGCTAGCAATGCTGGATGCCATCATCAACCCGCGAGAAACGCTGCCTGTGGCTTCAATGCTAGATGACTCCTCAGCAGTTATAGCTCTCGCATACATACGACTCCTGCTGGAACGCTTTCCAGCCTTCCCAGCTTGTGGTATAATAGGGGCACGCAACTGTACATCAGTGAAGTAGACCCATATAGCGACCTCAACGTCTTGTGTCCCCGTGCCACTGGTCTTTAAAGGTGATAGTACCGATAGGTGCAACCTCCCTCTTTCAAACACTGGGCAGTGGCCAGTATGTAACTCATAATGAGTGGTAGGTGCTAAGAAAGGAATTGATAAAATAGCCCCGGCTCCGCGACAATCCACCTCTACTGATGGTTGTTGGGTCTTCGTTGTCAGGTCAAAATTATGCATCATTTTGTACCCGTCATTCATCTCTAGAGCAAAGGGCAAGAAATGTGCTAATAAACGCCCCTGTTGGAAAGGGTTCGAATTTATCTGAATCCGATAATTAATCGTGGCTCTAACCAAATTGTATCCCTTCAGTTTGTCCACATACATAGGATTGGTATTCAAAATACCATCACTCGGCAACCCAACACCCAAAGGTACAAGATCAGATGATGCTAGGTCTGTAGTGCTCCAAAATGAATTATACTGAAGAACCGGTCTTGCTAGGAAATCGGCAATGGTTGAATGATCTGACGAATCAATCGAAATTGGAGTGAATGTTGCCTCCTCATGAGGCATCTCTTCTGGTTCCACGAATTTAGTGACAGCGTGGGTGTCAGTTGTTGTATTAATTGTGTCCATAGAAAAATAAAAGGCTTATACTCTGTCTCTTCTGCCATTATAATAGACTCGAGTCTCTTTATACAGATTTTTACAAGTGATATGCTCACTGAGGCTATCGGGCACCGTAGTGACCGCGCATCTTATAGGGGATGCGTTCCCTCTCGCCTAAGGTAAGGCGGAACCCGTTGGGTTTGAACTACCCAACCCAGGTAGCCCAATCCAGAGTCAGGATCTCAGCAGCACATTGACTATAATTGCCAACATCATACTTCACTCCTGCCTCTGCACACGCGTTCAACAACCTAACGTGTTCTCTCGTCCACACTTCCTCACCATGCATAGAAAATTCGAGGGCGGCATTGTGCACCACGCGCTCATAATCTTCACGATTGTAGTTCTTCTTGGTGAAAGCGAGGGACTTGTATATAGACTCCCGCTCCAGTGGGCACGTCCATCTCCCCATCTCATACCTAAAGCCTCTCTTCAAAAACGAGGCCTTAACTATGGACTGTGGTGGTAGTGGGTTAGTTAATGGATCAGTCTTGTCAGCGTTAGTTAAAACAAACCCAAAAGCCTTGGCATGCCTAGCCAAGTCGCCAGTGGTCATGTT